AGGTTCCTGTGCCGAGTGTCAAAGTTCCAGTTCTCATACCGCCAGCACCACCGCCACCACCGCCACCACTTTGGTTTGACTGGTAGCCACCACCTGCGCCACCTGCGACGACAAGATATTCAATAGCAAGTGTGAATGTTGTTGTACCTAAACCACCAAAGGCAGGGTTCAGCCAAGTACCAATCTTTGTGCTAACTAAGGCAGGTTTATCGTATAGACGATTGCTCATCTTAGCCCTAGACTGTTATGCGATTGACATATCCGAAGATTGAAATCTGTGATGCAGTAGCCGCAAACGCACGGACAATCTTTGCAGTTGCATTACCTTGTAGCACCAGACCTGCACATACAAGTACCAAACCATTCTGCGCTGTAAGTGTTTGCTTGATTACATCTTTAGGTGCAGTCACACCACCAAACTCAATCGTAAGCAGAATAGATGATGATGAGTTGTTGTATCCATACAACCATACCTCGTCAATAGTTGTTGCAGTAGTTGATGCAGTGTGAATTGCTGTACCAGCCGTAGCAGTAGCAACTACCAAGATGCCTAGACCATCACCTGTAGTACCTGCTGGTTGTAACGCTAACTTTGTGAATGTTGCCATGATTGCTCCTTACGAGAACACTTGAACTTGAAGAATGTCTGCACCGCCGCCCGATGCAACCCATGCAGAGCCATTATAGACCCAGAGGGTCAAGGTGTCTGTCGTGTAGGCAAACATGCCAGTGGCTAATGTTGGTTCGCCTGCACCACCGTATGCGGCATCTCTTGCCGCTTCTGACGCAAAGCGACTGATGACTTGGTCTTGTAGATAGCCGTTGACGCCTGCAGCAGTAAGTACCTCTGCCGCCACCCATAACTTTGTGCCTAGTCCAGCCACTTATTTACCTCACGTGAGAGCATTGGTTGAGTCAAGCGTACCAAAGGTTGTGTCGTCTAAGATGAATGCGTAGATAACAGTCTTGAGGTCGCCTAGACCTATTGTGACTTGGTGTTGTGTTGGTGTGACTGTGTGTTGCAGTCTGTCCACTTGGTAATAGCGTTCAACAGTAAGTGGTGAACCTGTTGCAAAGGTGCGCACAATCTTGATGCCATCACCTATTTCAAGTTGGTTGAGTGTTGTGCGGCTGTTGCTTCCCATGCCGTTGACAACGAATTGCATGTCGTCAAAGCGATAGACGGGGTCTTTATAGGCATCTAGCAGTTGTGTTGATAGTGCTTCTGCGTCTGTGTTGTTCTCTAACAGCAATCCAGTCAATGTCAATGTTGATATGCCGTACGAGGCTTGGCTTGCCGCATCGTTGCTGATGTACTCAGTTCCGCCTTCTTTGGCAACCACAACCTTGTTGTAGAGGAAGGTTTGGTCTGTGATGGTGTTGATGCCCGTGTATGGCACAACGCCTGCTGTAATTGGCTCGTTGGCATCAACAAAGTCTGCTGCCACGTCGTAATACCAAACAGTTGACACGGGGTCTGTGTAAGTCAGCGTGCCATCCCGGGACACAAACAGCAACGCTTGGTCGGCTGTGGCACAGGCTTGCATGTACTGCAAAGCATTAGTGCCTGCGTCTATTGCTAGGGCTTGTAAGTCTTTGCCGCCTGTAGCAATGTTGCGTTGGTCTATTGGGAAGTTGATCTCTGGCAAGTCCAAGATGCTTGTGATGCGTGTACCACTTATCTCTACAGGTGGCGTGAAGGTTGTAGTGACAGACTGGTTGGCAAGTAACACAAAGTCATCTGATGCGCCAATAATTGCGTCACTGAGGTCTTGGTCGTAAGCAATGTTGATTGTTGTTATTGACCCCACGAACACAAGTTCGTCTGCTAGCGACACTGTTACTTGTCGTCTTGGTTGTACGCCCGTCTCGTTTGTAGTCACATCCCAATACGGACTGGCTTCGTTGATGGGGTCAAATCGTCTGTCGTTGTTGTTGAGAACAATAGACACAGACCCAGCCTCAAAGTTGTCTAGTGACGAACTGCGACCACGACGCAACTGCACACTCTTGACATAATTGGTGACATCAATGCCTTCCAAGTTGCCATCAAGCACACCTTGCCCATCTAGTTGTCCGTAGGTTGGGTCGTCAAGTGTGAACTGGTTGACAAGGAAACCAAGTTCCATTGTTACTAAGGCAGTCTCACCCCATGCAAGAGTCGTTGCCATTACGCAGCCACAGTGATTGGAATTGCCCCATTGCGTCTCTGGTAGTTGCGCAACGCATCAACAATCGCATTGCCAACCTCTGCGCCATTTGTACCCATACCAGCGTTCACAGTGAGCATGATTGTTGTGCCAAAGCCACTTGCTTTGTCTAGTGGGATAACTGCCTCTGGACCACGTTCGCCAATGATGGCGGCAGTTGGACCTGTCACAATGCCACCTGTCGCCATGTATCTGAATCCGAAACCAGCACGCTCTTGAGCAGCAGAGGCTGCTGTAGTACCCGATGAGGCACCAACACCTGTCACAGCGCTCGTAGCAGCGGCTATGGCTGCATTAGCAAGTGCAACAGCAGTAGAGGTCTGTGCGTCAATGCGTGCAATGCCTGCGGCTGGAGCGTTCCTCTTTGCTGCATTGAGTTCCTTCTGTGCATCTGCAACTGCTAACACTGCTTTCGCTTCATCAAGTAGAGCATCAGCAACATCACTGATAGCATCTGCCTCGTCACGATAAGCCTTCTCTAAGTCACGTTCTGCTTCTGCCAACGCATACTTGGCATCCTCTACTGCTTGCGCCGCATCAGCCTCGGCAGTCAGTGCATCTGCAATGGCTTTGAGTGCATCGGACTCTGCAATGCGTGCCTCGGTCACTGCCTCAATAGCGGCTTCCTCGTCTGCCTTTGCCTCGTTGAGTTGTTGCAGTAAATCTTTGTAGATTTCACTGTCGGCTTTGACACCATTGAGCATCTGGTTGTACTGGTCTGTCGCATCAGTTACTGCAACCTGACTATCCGTTTGCTCAATCTGCGCTTCAATCAAATCTAGTTTGGCTTCTGCAAGTGCAATCTCTGCCTCACGAATCATTTGTGGCGTGCTAGTGGCATCAGACCTAACGGCCGCCAACTCTGCTTCTGCTTCTATGAGATCGTATTGCGCTTTCTCTGCGTCATATGTACTGCGCTCTGCATCTCTTTGCGACTCACTCAACGCTCGTTGTGCGGCTTTGCCTTGTTTGCTACTTGCGCCATATCCGTTGACGGCTGCGTTGAATGCGTCTTGTGCTTTCTTCAACTCTGTTGTTGACTTAGTGAGTTTGGTTTGTGCTTTGCCTGTTGCGTCTATTGACTTCTGATAGTTGATACGGGCTTGGGCTGTGTCCTCTTGTGCTTTGCCAACGCCCTCTATTGCCTTTGTTACATCACGACCTGCTTTGTCAAGTTTGCGCATTGAGTCTGTGATGTCGTTGCCTGCGTCTGTCACTTTCTGTTGTGCGTCTTTCACGCCTTGCATAGAGTCGGCAAGAGATTTGTTAGCATCTACAGTCTTGAGAACAGCCTCACGGTAATCTTTCAACAACTCTTGGACAGTCTTGACGGCTGCACCTACACCACCAAAGCCACCCTCTTTCTTTGCTGGAGCAATTCTGTCTGCCTCTCGTATGAGTTGTTGCACTGATTTGCCAAGTTGGTCTACTTGCGACTTGGTGGCTGCAGCAGCAGCGCCAACACGACCGAACGCAACCTCACCAACACGCGGAATCTCCGTAAGACCTGCACCAAAGTAGTTTGCTGCTTTGATAAGTAAATTGAATCCGTCAATGATCTTGTTGTAACCCCAGATGAAAGAGTTGATCCAAACTTCAATGGACTCAATAATTGCGTTGATGACTGCATTCACTCCGTCACGGAACCATTGGAACTTTATGTACATGGCAATGATTGCAACAACAACAACTGCTATAGCGGCGGCTATCCAGCCAAACGGATTAGATGCAGCAAAGGATATGTTGAGTGCAGTAGCAAGACCAATCACCACGTTGTATGCCATGACAGCAAACTTCAATGCAACGAAGGCTGTGACAAGACCATAGACGGTATTGCCAAACGAGTCCATGTCGCCAATGAAATCTAAGATGTCTCCGCCAACAATCTTTATTGCTGCGCCAAGACCATCTTTGCCAATTACATCTGCAAGGTTCTGCACATACGGAACAACAGTTGTCTCAAGGAAGGTTGCAAGTCGCTCAAAGTATGGCAACAGAATTGTGCCAAGACTTTCTGCTACCTCACCAAAGGCAAGCCTGATGCGGTCTGTTGCTTTGGCAGAGGCAAGTGCAGTGCCGCCAACCTGTGTCTCAATGGCTTTGAGTAGTGTGTCTTGTGCTTCAAGCATCTTGCCCGACTCAACAAGTGCTTTGATCTTTGCTTTCTCTTGCTCCGTGAACGTGACTCCAGCCCTGCCAAGTGCTGTGATGCCTTTGATTGGGTCATTCAATGCTTTGCCAAGTGCTACTGCGTTCTGCTCTGCCTCACCAAACCCAGCCGCAGCCAAGTCCATTGCCGCCATAGTCGTACGGTCAAAGGCTCCACCAACTTCATCTGCTGTGACTGCAAGGTTCTTGAATGTAAGCAGTTTGGTTTGTGTTGCTTTGATGATGTCCTCATCAATGCCGAGTTGCATCTGTTGCTTGGATGCCAGTGCTGTGAGCCTGTCAACAACATTCTGTGTCTCTCCACCAAACAAACCCATAGAGGTTGCAACTTGCAACATGGCACGGTCTGCAACTTGTGCATCCTCAGCAGTCTTTGCCAATTTGAAAGCAACAACAGAAAGACCTGCAGCAGCAACAGCCCCATACTTTGCCACGTTCCTAACGCCATTGGTGAGGGCTTTGTCAATAGTGCGCATTGAGTAACTGGCACGGGCAGACACGCCCTCTAGTTTCTTGAAATCCTTGATGGCTTTATATACACCTTTCGCATCAAAGGTGGAGACAATGGATACACCAACAGCCATTAGAACCTGCCCCCAATGCCGCTTGACAGGCGTTGTTGTGTTTGTTGTTCAAGAGTTCGCAACACACTCCGCAACGCAGCCTCAATCAAAGTGAAGTTCTTTGCTGTTGCAGGATAAAGAATGCGTGAACGCCAACCATTCTGCTTGCTCTTTGTGCGCCTGTGCTTGTCTAAGTTCATAACGAATTGACTGTTGTTAGCACTGCCAGCAGTATCAAACACCATGCCACCAGCATTGGTCTGTTGTATGCGCAAGATTGTTCTGCCTTTGCCACGGGCTAGTCCAGTGCCAGCAATTGCTTTCACGCCCTTAGACGCAGCCCCGGGGCTATATCCAGGCATTCGTGATGGACCTTTACGACCTGATGTGTGCCAACCAGACAAAGGTTTCTCGTCAGGGAATCTCTCTCCAACTACTTTGGCTAGAGGTTGTGATGCGTCAGCAATGTTCTTGCGAATGTGGTCATACATGTCTTTGTCAAACAGACGCAATGCACGGAGCGTCTCATTCATGCCATAGGTGTCAATACGGAAGTTGGCAGCCTTGCCACCTGCTGTCACCGTTGAAAGTGTTGTGCCGCCCTTTGCCATGTTGCCAATCGTATCCTCATCTGTGTTTGCGCTTTGCTTGCTGTGCAACTGATCGCAGATAAGCCAGCATTGTGTTCAACATCTCCTCGCTCTCTTGCATAAGAAGGCTTGGTGATATGTGATACTCAAAGGCTAGGTGAGCAATCAGCCAATGGGCTGAGTCGTCTCCGAACTTGACAAAGGGCTCTCACTGTCCTCTCGGGGTTTGACTTCCGATACTAAGCGAATCCACTCTGGGTCAAACTTTGCTTTCGTCTTGCCTCTGTGAGTAAGTGCAGACCACGCCAACCATGCAAGGTCGGTCAAGCGTAACTCTTGCTCAAACTTGACCACGCTGCGTTGCCATGTGCGCTCGAATCCAACGAAGTCTGCGAACGTGGCGTCCACATCCTCTGTTGTTCCGTCAATGTACTCAACTGTCAATTCAATCTTCATCGCTGCTCCTTAGATTGTGATTTATGGGGTTGTTGACTTGACCAGTGTGCCACCTGTGAAAGACAATGTTGTCATTGCCAACTCTCCGACGCTGGCTGCGACTGGAGTGTGTGCTGCGAGGAATGTGCCAGTCAATGTGTAAGACGGGTTCGTAGAACTTGTCGTAGCACCGTTTGGCTTGACAATCACAGTGGTGGTGGTGCCGACAAGTGGATAGACAGTTGCTTCAACATTGGCTGCAGCAAAGTCTTGCATGAATGCAACTTCGCACGAGTTGTTCTGCAACCCGCCCACGAACACATGTCCGCTGCTTCCGAACGTGGTTGATTCAACAGAGTCAATCTCGTAGTTGAGTGTTACAGAGTTTGCTCGGTCGCTCAGTATGACTGAGTTCACTGAGATGTATGCGTTGGTGAGAACGATTTGTGCCATGACTTATTTCTCCTCTAGGTCTTTCTTGACTGATTGTTTGTTTGCATTGATTGCCTCAATATGTCCGCCCTCAATGAGTGCCTCAATGTTGAGTCCTTCTAGTTGCATGTCGTCAACTGTACTTCCTGCTGTTACATCTGTGAGCCTGTCGCTCAGGACTTTGTATTGTGCCATGTTGTGCTCCTTAGCCGTGGACTTGACATTGCATAGAGATTTGTAGAAACTCTGCGTCTCCGACTGTGACAGCACTTATATTTGCTGCACTGCTGAGAACCAGTGTGGCTACTACTCCACTCAATGTTGGATTGCTTTCTAACGCTAGACGAATACTTGATGCGCCCGAATAGGACAAGTAACTGTCTAGCAGGCTGTGTGCCGTTCTATCGGTGTATCTGCCTGCAACGACAGTGATGTTCCAATCAGTTGTGACATCGCCGCCACCAAACGCTTTGTGGTAGTTGACTGTCTGCAAGATTGGGAATGCGATTGGTGGATTGAGTTGGTCTGGTTGGTAGGCGTATGTGCGAAGCCCCGGGATCGTAGCCAGTTGTGTTGCTAGTGCTGTTGCTATCTGATTGATGGTGGCAGGCATTAGGCAACTGCTAGCAAGCGATACTGATTGAGCATGTCACGCACATCGGGGTCAACTGCTTTGACTTGTATTGCCATGTCATTGAATCCGACAATGCCTAGTGCAGCGTTGTAGCGTGCGAAACCTCTAATGGACAACAGGATGCAGGCTTGGCGAACGTCGCTAGGGATTGCTTCCCAGCCCCAAGCGGCAGTGACTTGGCAGTAAGGCACATTCGGCGTGACCTGTATCGGGAATGTCTTGCCGCCAATAGCCACGATGCGATTGTAAGGGTGATAGTTCAGTCCAGCATCAAGAGGCTCTAACTGGTAGTCCGTGCCTTGTGTCCATGTCTGGTCAAAGACATTGTTGCCTTGTGTGCTTACTTTGACAATGACCGTTGTGTTTGCAATGTCGTTGGTCGGAATGTTGTAGTAATCAAACGGGTAGATGCTGATTGCTGTTGGGGCTGTCTTGTAGAACCAACGACCACAGTATCCATCTATGCGGCGGCTTGCGCCTTCTATTGCGCCTTCTAACAATGTGTCATCAACATTGTCTGTCAGTCTGAGTGCTGCCTTTACCTCGGCAAGCGTGGCATAGCCGTTTGCTATTGCCATTGGTTACTTCTTTCGCTTAGATGCCGCAGGCTGGCTGGCTCGCTCCACTGTTGGTTCAATCGTTGCTGCTTCTCTTGTGCTTACTTTGTGACCTAATGCTTCTAATGCTGCATCGCATGATGCTGCACGCTTAGGCAAGTTGCGTGCTACATAACCTGCACGCTCTACGAGTAAGGCTTTGATTTGGTCTTGTGTGTTTGACATGTGTGCTCCTAAGTGTTTGGGGCAGTGCTGCGATCAACAACACTGCCCCAACACCATAGACGATTAGAAGGTTGGAGTGACTAATCCTGTGCCGTTGATTTGTGACCAAGCGCTTGGGTAACGGTTGGCTGTGAAAGCGGCATAGCCGTACACAATCATCGTCACTTCAAGTTCGCTTGACTTCGGTTGCTCAAAGCGCAACATCATTGGCTCACCAGAACCCTGTTCCCACAAGTGCAACTCTTGCGAGTTACCAACATAGATGGTGTCTTGGTTGGTGCTTGCGCCCTTGTCGGTTGCAATGGTTGCGTCTGTGTACACAGGCAAACCAACAATGCTGTAGCCAGAGTTGCCGTACAACGCTGCGCCAGAGCCGTATGCAAACGCAGGCTGACCTGAACTTGATGGCGTTGGTACTGCAAGTGGTCGGTTCTGTCCGTCCACGGCTGCCAAGATGAATGCAAGGCGTCGTGGATGCATGATGATCACATTCGGACCAGCAAAGAACGAGGTCTGTACCTTCTGAACAGAGTCCAGAATCTTTGGGTACAGTTCGGCAACTGTTGGTGATGCGTCTGTGTAGGTAACTGCGTTGCCTGCTGATGAGAACAACTCGGCAACCACTGCTGTGTTCAGCGTTGTGTGGTAAGCAGAAACAAGGTCAGCCATTACAAGGCTGTCAATGTTTGTGCCACGCTCAATCGCTTGACGTGATACATCTTGCATACCAGCGTAGGTGTTGACCGAGATGTCCAACTTGGTGTCGTCCATGTCAGTCTCTTGTACGCCTGCGCCTTCTGTCTGTGCAGCAACGGCTGTTCCCGTTGTCACCTTTGAGATGCTCAGTGTCAAACCGGAGTCTGGCAGTTGATGCTTGCGAGCAAGGTCTGCCGACACACGACCTGCACGGGCGTATGGTGCAGCCAAGTCCGTAAGGAATTGTGGCACAATAAGTCCAGCAAAGTTTGCGCTAGTGACATCACGACGCTCAATTTGCTCCTCACGATTGTGGCGTGAGAGACGCTCTTGCGCTGCGTAGTCGTTGCTGAATTGCGCACGGTATGCATCAGCGAGGAACGAGTGCTCACTGCGAGTTGTGTATGTGCGTGGTTCTGACTTGACTACTGCCACGCCTGTGTCCTTGCGTACTTGTGCGGCTTGTGCCGAACGAGCCTCAAGTTCTTCGTGGTGCTTGATTGATGCGTCAAGGTCGGCGGCAGCCTTCAGTGACTCTGCAATCTTGCCATCTTCTTCTACGCTTAGGTCACGGGCTTCGGCTTCTGCCTTGTCCACGATTGCCTGAGCGTCAACGAGGAGCGCTGAACGCTTCTCAGTGAGTTTCTCGGACATTGCCATTTGGTGTTCTCCAATTTGAGTTGAGTTGATTTGGGCTGCGAAGTGTTGTCGTTAGTGACTCAAAGTGAGTCGGCTACTCAACGGCTTAGCGTTGGCGTTGAATTGCTATCTGTGCTCGTCGCAACGCCAGCGACGACGATTTGATGGTATCTGGTTCTGTGTCGTTTGCTTGCTTGTTGCGCAACTGCACCATCGTCTCCTCGTAAGCAGGATAGGTCACAACACTTACATCAAACAGTTTCACCTCTCGTAGTTCACGGGTTCGCCTGTCGTCACTCCAAGAATCTTTGACTGTCTCGAATGCGAAACTCATCTGCGACACATCGCCTCGTCGTAATGCACTCATCACACGGGCTGCATCTGGATTGGTTTCATCAAGCATTGCCTCAACGAGCAAGCCTTTGTCGTCCTCACGGATTGACAATGTGCCTGACTTGGTGCGTGCTAGTGGCACACCTTCGTGGTCAACAAGCAAGCGCACATCTGCGCCATCGTTGATTGTCTTTGCGAATGCGCCTCTACGCACAAACTCTGTCCAAGGCAACGGCTCGCTAGGTGAATCAAACACGGCGGCATAGCCAACAAGGGTCTTGCCATCTTGGTCTGCTCGCACTTCAAAGTTGCTATAGGCAACGCTGCGTGACTCTTTGTGGTCAACAACCCAATGGCTTGTGCGGCTTGCTGTCTCGTCGTCTGACACAACAATCGTTGACGGCTCTGCCTCGCCTTCTGTTTCGCCACGTGGCTCCCATGCATCGCAATACATCTCTGGGTCACAACCTGCGTCCCACTTCATGCAGTAAGAACGCTCAGCATCAAAGTATTCACAGTTGGCGCACGAACGACCCTCAGGTACATCCTCGCTGCTGGCTGGGCGATAACTTGCTGGCAGTTCACGCACATCAACTTCACTCATGGGTTCGCCCTCTCGTTCCTCATCTAGTCTGCCAACAACATCGTTGGCGTATTCCATCGCTCTCCGTGCATCAGATTTGCTTGGACCGCTTCCCCATAGCAAGTGGGCAACCAATCCTGCTGTGATCTCATCGCCTTGTACTGCGTCCAAATCTACAAGGTGGCGTGCTATCCAAGGACCTATCTTGCGCCACTTCTCCTCTGTGACTTGTCCTAACGCCATCTTGCGTGCATCCTCTACAGTCTGTGGGCGTACTCCGTCGCCGCTTAGACCTTCTTCATGCAACTCAACACCACGCTTGGCAGCAGCACGCATGTATGCAGGTGCAGCAAGATTGACTGCACGAACCTCGCCCAATGTTTCTCCGTCAGTATTTACAGAGGCGGCAACCATGTGGTCTATTGCGTCTTGCTTAGTTGTATGGCAACCCATTGTCTCGAATGTGCCGTCGTCGTTCTCTTTGACCATTGCCCAACCGTTGCAGTCTGTTTGCTTGTCAGTAATCCCGTATGGCATGGTCAATCAGTATCTGGTGTGAGCACACGAACATCAGTTGTGCCAGTATTGGTAATTCCATAAAGCGTTTCACCGAATGGAACTTGAATAGATATGGTTTGGTTGTTTGGCAGATGTAAGCCGTTTGATGTAGTGACTGCACTATTGCCAAGATATGTGCTTCCACTTGTTGAGTGTAGATAACAGGTGCGAGGTTGGTTGTCTGCTGCTACAAGCAATGTTGCTGAAGTTGTGACGGTAACAGTAATTGATTTCATGCAGGGCGCTCTTGGTCTTTGCCTAGTGCTGGCAGGTCTGGTGTGCCTGCCATTGGTGCTCCAGGCAAGTTGAGAACAAACTCATCTCCGCCTTCGTATGGCTCACGACCCTCAATGTGGCGTGCTTCGTTTGGTGTAAGCATGCCCGATGCAATTTGCACTTGGCTTGCACGAACACGGGTTGACAAGTCTGCTCGTAGGTATTCGTCTGCATTGAAACGGACACTCATTGTTGGCGGAAGCATCTCACTGATAGCGCCTTCTATTCTGCGCATGTATGGCAGCAGTGTGTGACGCACAAAGTTGATGCCTGCACTTTCAACATTCTGATAGGTCATGCTGTCGCCGCCTGTGCCAATTAGCAACGAGAGTGGAATGCGATATGCACGGGCTATGTCACGCACAATGCTTTCACGATGCGCCATTGTGTCCATGTCGCTTGCTGATGCAGCGATTGGCTTCCAACGCAAGCCGCCAGATAGCACTGCTGGTTTGCGTGTCTTGTAGTGCATGTCTGTCCAAGTGTCTCGCAACACTTGTGCTTGGTCTGGTGTTATCTGTGCGTCTGTTTCAAGCACGCTAGATGGTGTTGCACCATCGCCGTAGAAGGCTGCAAGGTAACGGTTGATAGCAATGTCCGTGCCAATAATGTTTCGCAGCGCATCTATTGGAGCGATGCCACGATACTGTCCCGGGAGTCTCAGCCAATCAATTTGTCTAATCTCATCACGTGAGAATAGTTCTTTGCCTTGTCCAATCTGGAACATCAACACACCATCGTCACTGTTGACATGTTTGACAGACAACGGATTCAAGTTACGCATCTCAAGTGGCAACCCTGTTCGGTCTGTTGGTGCGTAGATGTAGTCAACTCCATGCACTGCCATTGTTGCAACTGCTTGATGGATAAAGTCAAACATCAGTTGCTCGTCGTTTGGTCTGCGTAGTACATCGGGAGTTGGCAAGCGTTGCCAACGGCCGCCTACATCACGGAACAACTCAAGCGGCATTGTTGCAACACTGTCTGCAAGAATTGTCACTGCTGCAATCATTGCTGACGAAGCAAACACATTCGTCTCGTTGATTACTTCGCCCGAGTAGTTCTGGAACAATGGGCGTGCAGTTATTTGATACGGGTCAATGTTTGTTGGCAACGCTCGTTGCTCTTTGCGTCTGAATATATCTATCAAAGCCATAGTGTCACCATACCGTTTCAACACTAGGCGTTGGTGTGCTAGTTGCTCTGCGTGTCGCACGATCTAATGCCATACACAATGCAATGGCAGCGTCAATCTTTCTGCGTGACTTGCCTTTACTTAGACGCCACCCGTTCTCTGTCATGCGCTGTGCTGCGCTAAGAACTTGGTCTGTGAACATTGGTGCGCCATCATGTAACACTTTGCCGCTTACGATCAGGTCGTAGGTTGCGCCACATGCAGGAATCATTCTGCTTGACGACTGTGGGAACTCAACCATTGGCAACCCATCGTCATACAACGCCTCAGCACTGCGTTGGAAGTAGGCAGGGTCGTAGGCAAACTCAACGACCTTGTGTTGCGTGTGCAGTTCACGCAAGTGTTGCTCAACAGTTGCAATGTCTAACTCTGCCATATCGGGATGCCAAATCTTTGCGTCAACTGCAATGCGTCCGTCTGCTTGTGGCTGTGCAATAACAACTGCAATGGAGTCATGCTTCAACGCCATGTCAATCCCAACCCAACAATCATCAGTGCTGTTGATTGCCACGTGACCTATAAGGCGTTCCCATGCGCCAACAGGCAGCCAACTCTCTTGTGTGCGTACCCATTGGTTGAGACGGAACCGTCTGAACGCCATCTCGCTTGTTTGTTTGGCAGAGACTTCCATGTCCTCGTAGTCCATCAAGTCAAGACTGAGGTTGGGATTGCTCTTGCGCCATTGCGCTCTGTCGTTGATGTCGCAATCGCCTTTGGCTTCCCACCAGTAGAACCCAAACGAGTCGTCGTCAATGTCTTTGGCTGCAACGCCCTTGCCATAGTTGTAGAGCCGTCCAGCAAGTGTGTCTAAGTCAAAGCCAGCAGTAGTAATTGCAACAGCCAACGGGTCTTGTCGTGCGCCAGAACCCAATGTGAGTGCATCCCAGAGGTCGTCATTGGGTTGCACATGCAACTCGTCAAACACAACTAGCGATGGGTTCAAGCCTTGTTGCAGTTTGCCATCACTAGACAACACACGGTACACAGCCCCGTAGCGTGGCACTTCAATAGCGTCACGATACACCTTGCACTCTTTGGACAGCATTGGACTGTTCAAGACCTGTGCTTTGGCTTCACCAAACACGATGCGACCCTGTTGTCTGTCGCCAGCCGCCGAGTACACCTCAGCCCCAGGCTCTCCAGCGAGCAGCCCGTACAGTGCAAGCGCAGAACCCATCAACGACTTGCCTTGCTTACGGGGCAGACCAATCAAGGCTCTACGGAAGCGCAAGCGTGAGTCGTCACGCCTCTCCAACAATGCGCCAAGCAACCAACGCTGCCAAGGTGTGAACTGCAAAGGTTGTCCAGCGAGCATGCCCTTGTGGACAGTCAGCCAACGCTCCGCAAACTGCGACACCAAATCACCATCAGTGATGTTGTTATGTCGCTCAACAAAGTAAGTTGGCGCCCACTTGCTAGTTGGCTTGAGTGCGCTTCTGTTGGACTCGGTCACGGAACTCCTGCAATGCGTCTGATGATGTGCTGCTCATGCCTAGTCTTGCCCTGTCAGTTGGCGTGAAACCTAACTGCGCCAAGTTGTTTGCTATCTGTTTCTCAAGCATGCGCAACGCTGCACGCTCACGCCATTCCAGTCCAATGCGAAACATCTTGTCACGAAGCAATGTGCGTTCATCTGTTTGCTCACATACCAACATAACTAATTCAACATCCATGTCGGGTCGCAGCCACGGAGAAGCACTATCCCAGACCAACTTCCACAACTGTTGCCCAGCACCAAGACCACCACTACGGGCAGTCATCAAAGGTCTATGCGGCTCAGGTGGTCCACTTGGAACAAGCATGGGAACAACTGTCAAAGGTGGCAACTTACGACCACCAGGATTACCCGTGCGTCGCTTCTGCTCAACTGGCTTTGGCTTGCGACCAACAGTGCTCATGTCATCAACATACCAGATGGAACACAAACATCCGTGATACAAGAAACTGTTTCATTTCGCCGTCGTGTACGCCACGATGGCACAGGGGGGGTCTAGCCGTTGGTGTGCCAAGAAATCGGATGAGCGATGGCTGGTCATGGCTGGTCATGGCTGGTCGTGGCTGCACATGATTTAGCATGGCTGGTCATGGCTGGACATGATTGCTGCTGTAATCATGTGGCTTGGCATGGCTGGGCATGATTGCCATGGCTGGGTATGGCTGGGCATGGCTGGGAATGTAATCATGCCAAATCATAGTAATCAGCATGGCTAGTTGTCATTGCGTGGCTGGGTTGTGGTTGGGGCGGCACTGTTGCCCCTGCGACTGTTGCAAGACCTGTGGGCAGGCAAGAGTGGGCTGTTGATGTCGCTTGGCATGATGTGGTCTGCTGTCCATGGGTCGTTGGGTTTGGCAGGCTCCTTGCATATCCAACAGGTCACGGCAGTGTCCCGTACGACTTTGGCACGCTTGCGATACTCGGCGTTGTAGTGGGGTCTGTGTTTGCGTGCTGTGCGTGCTGTCTGGTGTCGTGCATTGCATGCCATGCACCTGCTGCCGTCGTGCGTCAATGTGTTGCATGTGAGGCATGCTTTCGGGGGTTGTGCCACGTGATGAACCTTACTCACACAACAACCCCCACCATGTGGCAGGGGTTGCGAGTGTGTACTGCTAGTTGTCGTTATTTACAACGGGCGGCACTGTTGCTTGTGAGGCGCACCATTGCATCGTGTCGCAACTGTTCTGCACCTGCGATTGTGATTGGCATTGCAATCTCCAACAGGACTTCCAATGTGCGAAGCAAGTGGAATCGCTTCTGTACTTGCTGTGACAACTGTTCCTCGGCTGATGTAATTGTCTGCATGATTGACCTGTTGCTCTGCACATCTTCAACGATGTACTTGGCAAGGTTCTGAACTGTTACTGCGTAACTGATCACTGCACGGTTCGTTCCCTCAAGGTCTGCCAATGTCCTGCGCAACTGCACTTCCATCTGCTCTTGTCTTACGCCTTGCAACAATGGCAGTTGGCTGTCAATCCACTGCATGTCCTCTACGCAACTTGGCACTGCTACTTCTTGTACTTGTGTTGACACTGCTGTCTCCTTCGTTATTGGCAACGCCCTTGCTATTACGGACTAATAGCCTGCGAGTGCAAGGAACTCTGCCCGTGCCTCTGGATTTGTGCGCATGACGCCATGGAGCGAACTTGTAACCATTTCTCCACGCTTCTTGATGCCTCTATTGCACATGCACGAATGGTTGCCACGCACAACAACGCCACAGCCAAGTGGATTGATGTGCTCCAACATTGCATCAGCAATCTGTTTCGTCATGCGCTCTTGCACTTGTAAGCGCAATGCGTAAGCGTCAACGAGTCGTGCCAACTTGGACAGACCGACAATGCGTTCTGTTGGTATGTACGCCAATGTCACAGTGCCAGTGAACGGCAGCATGTGATGCTCACACATGGACGAGTAAGGCACATCACGCAACACAACCATCTCATCAAACTGCACATCAAACGAGGTGGACAATATCTCTGCAATGTTTGTGTCATAGCCCTGCGTCATCTCTAGTAGTGCTTTGCACACACGCTTAGGAGTGTCCAACAGTCCATCACGGTCTGGGTCCTCGCCTATGTATGCAAGCAGTTGGCGTACTGCGTCTAGTGGTGGTTGCATTAGATGCCACGCTTGTCGTTGTATGCAAGCACATGCAAGCGTGGCGTCAGGTTCCAGTTGTGACGCACACACTCATCAAAGACCCATTGCAAGTTCTCTGTGACTTCGAGCGCTGTCCTGCCTTCTGGCATGAGCCATATTGTGTCTGCTTCTAAGCCGGCAAGGTTGGCAAGGTACTCAATCTGATGTATGCAATGTGGTTGCTTGACAACGAACTTGAACACAGCGCCAAGATGTTTGTATGCGGTCAGTGCATCAATGTTGATTGCTGTGTCCCACTCAACGCCGCTGTGCCACAACTTGGGTGACACATTGAATTGAACGCCAAGGTCGCTGTACTCAACTGCTAGTGCAAGCCATTCAGGGTTTGGTATTTGTGTTCCGTTGGTTTCAATCTCCACTACATGACCACGATCACGCAATGTGCGTACAAGTTGTAGCAGTGATGTTTGCTGAATCATTGGTTCGCCGCCACTAATGACAACACACTTGCAATGTTTGTCAACCATGTCTGCGATTGTGTCTGTTGGTAGTCGGCGTGTCTCTAACGCTTTGCTGTATGCGTAGCCGTTCTTGCCTGTCCAGTCCCATGTGAAAGGCGTGTCGCACCACTTGCAGTCAAGGTTGCATAGTGCTGTGCGAATGAATGACGCAGGTTTGCCTTGCGAGATGCCTTCGCCTTGCAGTGTTGGACCAAACACCTCGCTGACGGTGAGTAAGTGCTTGCTCATAATTCTGTTGCTTTCGTCTGTGTCAGGCATATTTACGCTCTCCACAATGCGCTGTGCTGCGAGTTATGCACTGATGTGGTGTAAGTGTGCGGCAGTTATTCACGGGCGATACTCAGCCCATGTTCTTGGCGTCTCCGATATGCGTATTGCAACCAACTCGGAGTACAACAGTCGGAACTTATCAAACAATGCTTCTGCCATGTTCTCTGCAGTTGGGCAATCAAACACATCGTTGAGGTGTCTGTGGTCTAATTTGTTGTCAATGTAATCCTTGATGGCAGTCAGTTGTCCGTAGTCACGCACGAAACCTGTTGCGTCAAGTGTGTTGCTTGCCAACACTGCGACCACGATGTAGTTGTGTCCGTGTAGGCGGCCGCATTGATGACCGTCTGGTAGTCCGTGCAGTTGATGTGATGCACTGAAATGAAACTCTTTGCTAATTGTGTACATGTCAGCGTGGGTCCTTGTAGTCAGGTGTTGCAAGATAAACAGTGTCGTCGGTTACTTCTGCGTCACGGAATGCTTCACGCCTCTCAAAGCATGTGCCGCATGCGCCACAATGTATGTCGCCGCCCTTGTAACAACTCCATGTCTTTGTGAAGTCAACGCCAAGTCTTGTGCCCTCTTGTGCTATGTCTGCCTTAGTCCAATTCAAGAATGGTGCAAGCACACCAAACCCCGGGACAGCAAAGCCATCAGTGGCAACACACAACATGGCGTCTATTGCTTTGATGAACGCAGGTCTGCAGTCTGGGTAGATGTAATGGTCGCCGCCATGCACACCTGTTGCTACATGCTTTGCGCCAACAGTGATTGCAAGTCCTGCAGCAATGTTGAGCATGATTGCATTGCGATTGGGTACGACAGTGATGCGCATTGTTTGCTCTGCGTAATGCCCGTCTGGAACTTCCATTGCACTGTTTGTCAATGCACTGTTCTCTAGTAGGTCTGACATGTTTGACAAGTCAACCAAGTGCCATGCTGCGTCTAGGTCTTTGGCACAATCCTCTGCGAATTGCAGTTCTTTGCGATGGCGTTGTCCGTAGTCAAACGACACAAGGTTGAGGTCGTAACCCTCAGCCTTTAGCATGTGCGCTAATACAACGCTGTCCATGCCGCCTGACACGATTGCTACTGCTCTAGTCATGTTGTCTCCCTATTGCTTTCGCTGCTAACTGCATGTCGCCAAACAGTGTGCCCACAAGATAGATGTGCATGCCATCAACCTTATCAGGACAACTGATTGCCCCGTGTCTTTGTCGTAACTGCTCCTCGTATGCGTGCCAACTTGCAGCAGCAATCTGGATTGAGTAGTCACGCTTGTATTTGGCAGACTCAGCAATACATGCAGGGTCAAAGCCAAGACGCCTGATGTGTTTGGCATGCGGGTACACACTCGCAGGCTTGCCGACCTTGACCTGTACAAACTTCTTGCCGTTCCACAATGGCATGAGTCCAAAGCGATGCCCGTTGCACCACGTAGTTGAGTCTGCACTATGCCAGCGCAACGACTGCAACACCTTTGGATGTGTCATGCCGAACCCGTGAAACACTGTGCCTTGGTCTTGTGTGCGTTGCATGCAAGACGCAGCCCAACGGTGGTTGATGCTTACAGGCGACCCAACCATGCCGCCAAGACCTATGTACGGGTATGTCTTGGCAAGGCTGTCTAGCACGCTCATTGGTGTGCCTGTGTGAAACACGGGAATGACATTGCAACCACTGCGCTCCAAGTAGGTCTGGTTGGCATGCGTGGCATCAACATCCCTAATGACATCTAGGTTGACGGCAGTTGTGATGAGGTGTTGCCAACGCTTCAACCACGCTGCGTAGTCTTTGCGATCAATAGTTGCGCCACGGGTCCATGCGCTGTAAGCGCCACTGTCGGCAAACAACATTGGCTTGGTTGGCATGCCCTCAACAAGTTGGTCTAGGTCAAGTTTGCGCCCAAACCAGTACGACAGCAAGAACTTGGGTGGTTGGGGCAGCATTGCGTGTTTCGTGCTATTACAGGGCTATTCACACGCTCTAGGCTGCTCTGTGCTGCGTGTTAGGGGTAGGTCTGGTGTATTGGTGCGGTTGGTTATGGGAGAGGCTTGTGGGATGTGTCCTGCGTGTTGTTTCATTGCTTGCAGTTGATAACCCATGCCGCACATTCCAGGGGTTAGTACGCCACGTGGCGTTGCTGTGAATGGTGCATACAGGTCGCTCCACACTTGCTTTGCCATGTCAAGGTAATTCTTACCAGCCACGATTATTACTTGCTCGTAGGTGATGTGCAGTGCCCGTGCTTGGCGTTGCAATGTGTCCACACTGACGCAACCTGCTTGACCCATGCGCAAGTTGTATGGCTCAATGACTTTGCTTGCAGGGAGCAATCCGTATTTGGCGGACATGATGTAAATGTTGCGGTCTTTGGTAACGCTCCGTGCCCACTTGCGCATAGCAACAAAGAACGCACCTTGGTAGAGGTCAATGGCAGGCTGTGCAGTTGTTGCCTTCTTTGCTCCGCAACTAATTACAACAATCATTTGGCAATGGTCTTTGCTGCCTCTTGCAAGTTGTCTTTGGCACCATCAACCAAATACAAGTGCAGTCCATTGCTACGGTCTTTGCATGGCACAGCCCCATGTCTGCGTCGCAAGTGTGCTTCGTAGGCATGCCAACTAGCAGCGCTGATACGAATAGCAAACCTTTGGTGGTAACGCCCACGGTCTGCAATACATGCAGGGTCAACACCTAGTTGGCGTATCTCGGCGGCATATTTGTACACGCTCTTGGTGTCTCCAACACGCACCTTGACAAATTGGCGTCCAGTCCACAAGTCAACGGCTCCGAAACGATGTCCACTGCCCCAAGATGACGAGTCCACGCTGTACCAAGGCAGGCTTTCAATTAGTGCTTTGCGTGTTTGTCCGAAGCCATGAAACACTGTGCCCTCATCTTGTGTGCGCTTCATGCAAGCAGCACTCCAACGCAAGCATGCAGCCCCGGGGCTTCCCACCATGCCGCCAAGCGCAATGTATGGATACTGCTTTGCTAACCCGTCAAGGACAGTCATGTCACTGCCAGTGTGGAACACGGGTATTGGTTGCAAGCCTTCACGCTCTATGAGGCGTTGGTTGCTTGCTGTTGCCTCTGCGTCTCGAATTACATCAAGATTGACATACACACTCAACAAGTGTTCCCAACGCTTTAGCCACGTGGCATATTCTTTGACCTTGACTTCTGCGCCTTGTGTCCATGCGCTGTATGCACCACTGTCTGCAAAGAGCATTGGTCGTGTGCCCATGCCTGCAACCAACTCGTCCAAATCCATCTTCTTGAAATAGTGGTACGACAACAGGAACTTGGCAGGCTGTTGATCTGGCTTGTCTAATGCCATAAGTCCATGTCTGGCTGTGCTTGGTGCGGCTGCAAGGTACAGATGCAGACCATCAGGTCGCTTGGTTGTATCCATTGAGCAGACCCAATATGCGTTCGTCGTCACTGTCGCCAGCAAGGTTGTGCCAAGTATCTTGCCAACGCTCGTACACACTTAGAGCCACACGGACTTTGATTACGCCTGTGAAGTCGTCATCGTCGTGCTCGCCAATGTCTGCTATCACCTGTTCCAAGTTTGGCGGCTCAAGTAATGCAAGCAAGTCGTCAAGGTCGCTTGGCTCATACAACGAGCCTTCCAATGCGTCTTTGGCAACAAGGTCTTTCAACAGGTCTGCTAATGCACTGTCATCGTAGGTGGCAAGGTCGTTGGCTTTGTTGTCTGCCAACAAGATGCGCAACGCCTCGTCATCGTCACAGTCAACATAGGTTGCCGCCACCTTTGTCCAGCCCAATGCTTTGGCTGCCTTGTAGGTGTGGTTGCCTGCAAGTATTTGGCTTGTTGATTTGTGTACAACGATTGGTCGGTACTGCCCGTTCTTCTCAAGGCTGATTGAGATTGCGCCAACATCGCCCTGCCTCACGTTCCTTGGATGTGTTGTCAGTGTGTCAATGTCAACTGCGAGGCGTGCTATCTCTGTTCTGATGTTGTGTGCCATGTGCGCTGCTCCATGCGTTGTGTTGTTAGTTGTTCTCACAATATCACTAGACGCATTGTTTCGGGGGATTCGTGCAGTGTGGGCGGCAATGACACGCTCCACGCTTCTCTGTGCTGCGAGTTACGGGGTGGTCTGGTATGTGCATGCAGGCGAATCCCATAGAGCAAGGTAGCCCTGCCATCGGTGGGTAATGGCAGGGCTACTTGTGCGTGTTGCTAATTGTGTGGATGCTTCCAATGCTTGGTGAGGTTGTGTACTAAGTAACCCATCACGCCCAACAACACGAATGTCGCCTCAGGGTATGGCATTGGCTCCTCGCCCTCTAGTCCGCCCATGCACCACAACAGTGCAACAGTGACTATGGCAAGCACAATCAATTTGGTGCGTCTCCACTTACGCATATCTACGACTCGCATTACAAGTCACACTGTCTGGCGTTGTTGTAATGCGTAATGCTGCGTGGCACTGCGTTCCGCACACTGTTGAATAACGATGTGTCAATGTTTGGGAACACAAGTTGCCAACCACGCTTTATCACACCATCAAAGTTGTAGTCAACATCTTTCATGTATGCGTCTCGCAACAATGTTTGTGCAACAGTCTCTCCGTACGACTGCAAGAAGTCTTGCATCCATCCACCTGTGCCACTCAAGTCCAACACTGCTGTCGTGATGATGTGTACTGCACTGTCCACATGGCTGAGGTTGCGCAACGACAAGCAATACTGATTCTCGTTGTGTTCGTAAGTCCACTCAATCTCGCCTGTGAAGTTTGTACTAGCAAGCATCTGCATGAATGCGTTGTACCAATAGTTGTTGTCGTAGTTGGCACTGTCAATAGCCAACTCGTCAATCCCACTCAACCTTAGTTGCACCTTCTGATGCATCCTTGGGTGCAACGGGTTTGCCGCCCGTTGCGCTTGTGCTGTCATTGTGTCCATGTCTCTGTCTCCTTCTTGGGGGGCTTGCGCCCCCCATTGTCGTTGGTGATTATTTGTTCGCTGTCCAGCGCACTTTGCCATGCTGTTTGTCTGCACTGATCTTCTTTGCATCGTGCAACGCATACAAGCAGTTGTACACAAGTTTCACGGGGATGTGTGTAAGTGCAGCAACCTCATCTGCGTTGGCGTACCCAACCAACTGCAAGGTCGCATACACCTTCTCAATGCGCATGATCACTTCTTCACTGCGAGGCTTGTATGCCTTCTTGTGTTTGCGTGTCTTTGCCTTGCGTGTCTTTGCCTTTGATGGATGTGCTGCTTTGGCGGCACGCTCTGCTGCGTACTGCTTGTCCTTTGCAGTTGGCTCAACAATGTCGCCGTTGGCGATGTGTGCGTTGCCATCTGCAAACAGTGTGCCGAGGTCAAACGCATCCTCGTCATCTGGAACAGTGTTAGTTGCAACCTGTGCCTTGACTGCAACTTGCATTGTCTGCACAACTGCTGGTGCTGGAATGACCAACAGTTCTTCTTCCGTCATGGACAGCACTTGCACCTCGTCATCAATCGTTGGCACGATTGCGTCCAATGCTCCGTACTGCATGTCGTTGCCGTAGTCTGGCAACGCTACGACAAGAGTTACTCGGTAGAGCCTCATGTCGCTCAGAGGGATTGCTCCCTGTACTTGCGGGTCTTGCTTTGCCATTGTGTGTCTCCTTTGTTTGGTTGTTGTTATGGCGTGCCACGCTTCGGTCATGAACCGATGTTGCCTGCGCAATGCGTGGCGGCAGTGCTACTACCTTCCGTACCTTCCCATGCGGAATTGTCTGTCAAGAGATTCACGCAAGTCGGAATCGCTTATCTCGTCCATGTCGTGTTCCCATTGTTCCAACTCGTAGTCGTATGTGTCTGCATACTGCAACGGCTCAACATCAAACAACTCAAACTGTGCCTCTCTCTGCTTGTCTGTGCGTTGTGCCTTAGGTGCAGAGTACGGAGTGGAGTAGTAAGTGCTTGTCTTTGTGTAGTCGTGCTTTGCAACATAAGTAGGTGCAGGCAACTTCACTGTCTGCATCTCACTCAACACGCCATCTTTCACTCGGACATAAGTGCCTTGCTGCATCTCATGTATGTATGCAAACACCAAGCCACAACGCTTCGCAACCTCTTTCAAGGTTTCTGCTGTACTTGCAAACACAACGCTTCCAAGTGCAGTCTGTCCAAACCACAACGGGCTGCTCGTAAGGCGTGCTGCATGTAGTTGCTCTTGCTTGTCATAACTGCGCAACCACAACAAGGCTGCACTGCCACGCACCTCTGCAAGTCTGTCTCGCAACTTCGTGCCCTTCGTGCCGTGTGCAATCAAGGCAAAGATCGCCTCGCTGTCCACTTCGCCTTTGCGCTTGTAGTCCTCGCACATTGTCAACAACTCAATGTCGTTGCTGCAGTGTCCGTTGTGTACACCAATAACACCAGAGGCATCAATTGGATGGTTGTTCACTTCTCGCTTTGGACTTCCTTGCGTTGCCCAACGAGTATGCACAATGCCAGTTGTGCCAATGGATGTCTGCAACTGCTTTGCAAACACTTTGCCACTCACATTGTTCTTGCTAATGAATGTGCCGCCGTCTTTGTGCCACGACACACCACTTGCATCTTTGCCACGACTCTCCAACAGTCGCAACAACACTCTTGCGACCTTTGCAGGGTCACACTCGCCTTTCACTATTTGGAATGCTCCGATACCACACATGTTTCTGTCTCCTGTCTTTCTGTTGTTTATGAGTTGTTGCTTCTTGCGGATGGGATGTTGCCTGCACGCTGCGTGAGGTAGTCGGCGGCATCTAATGCCAAGTAGCCGTTGTGTGCAAGTCGTTGCACCATTGCCCGTGCTCCTGCCACACCTTGCTCCCGTGTTGCCGAGACTGTGTCTGTGCGCATCACTTGGTTGCCCACTGCGTCAAGCACGGGAACTCTTGTGACTACGCCATTCAGGTCTTGCATTGTTGTACGAGGCGTTGTGACTTGGTGTTGCCACTCTGCGCCAAGAATGTTGTGTCCAAAGAAGTCTTGGTCATTCACTCTTGCTGCGTCAAAGAATGCAAGGTGCAGTGCAACCCACGCACAAGCATTCGTGCCATTCAACGAGCCGTGGTGACTGCGCAATTCAAAGGTGCCGTGTCTGTAGTACGAGGCAACATTGAGTGCATAGTAACGGTCGTGCTGATGTGCCAATCCACGCACATCGCTTGTGTTGCGCCAATCGCTAATCAAGTTGTCCCATGTCTGGCGACTGCGCAACCTGCTCCACGAGCCATTTACTCTGCGCTCCAAGACAAAGGCTGTGAACGCCCACTGCCACTCCGAGTATGCCTGCAAGATGTTTGCCTGCTCCTCTTGTGGAAGTTGGTCAACGCCAATGTGTATGTGCATGCCGCACGACTCGTTGATGCGTGCCCCTGCATTGCGCAAGACCATCATCACTGTCCGTGCCTCGGTTAGTCCGTCACTGCCACTAAGTATTGGGCTCACAACTTCGCAAGACCCGTTGCGACTGTTCAACGAACCGTCAGTCACAACCTTCCAAGTTGGCATCGTTGCATGTGTGTAGCCTGCGTCCTCGCAACTGATTCCTGCATTGCGTAGTGCCGCCGTGGCTTGCCTTGTGTTCAGTCCAACACACTCAACCTCAATACCAAAGGTCAATGTGCTTTGTGTGCTCCACGACTCTTGTGCATCAACTGTCAAACGATGTGTCTGTCCACCAATCGTCACTGCCACTGTGCGTGACCTGCGTGTTGGAATCTCTGCCTCACGACCTGCGAGTCGTAGTCCGCCAATCCATGCGTAGCGTGCCGTGCCTGCATCTGCGTATCCGCACATGCTTGCTATCGCTCGGAATGTATGTCCGCTGTCTCTCATGCTGAGGGCACGAAGATATCGTTCCCTCGTCTCTGGTGTTAGTTGCTGTGGCATCTCTGTCTCCTTGTTTACGGCAGTCCCCGTTGGACTGCGTTATAGACAAGTGTAGTAGAGGATTGCCACGTGGCACAACGACCCTATTCCCTCAACAACTAGGTCGGTATTACTCCGATATGTGTTGGAGTGTCAAGACGCCAAGAGAATCCAAGTGTTCAAGGAACTGTTGGTCAGTCAAGTCGTGGTTGTGTGCAATGCGAGCACGCTTAGCAAGAACAGCACGCAATTCTCTCACAGTGTTTGGATTCCAGCCACCACACAAGTTGCGCAGCACATCAGTTGCGTCATCTCCATCAGTGACAACGCCGTCGTGCCACATAACTGCCAGCCTCATACTTGCCACCAAGCCTGTCCCCAGATCGCTGTCGGATGTACGCCAAGCGCTTGACATGCAATTCTGTCTGCTCTTGCATAGTGCAAGCCTTGTTGTGTGTCACCGTTGCGCCACTTCTGCAGTGTGCCAGCGTTGATGCCTAGCATGTTGGCCGCCTCACGACAGGGCATGCCCTCTACGAGTTTGACAAGTGGGTCTGGAGACAGTCGTACAGGACGCTCTCTTGTGTTCGGACTTGGTTGCCAAACATTCTCCACAGCAGGCGTGTCGGTCATGCGTTACACACTTGACACTCATTCTTGGTACTCGCTGTTTGGATTGTTGCGTGGGTACGCAATAGCAAACAACAACGAGCCTTGCTCTGTGTCAAGGATGCGTTCAATGTTTGCCACATCATCAATCCCGGGAGTTACCTTGCCACATTCCCACGCTGACACAAGTGGTTGGCTGATGCCCAATAATTGTGCCAAACGAATCTGACTAACGCCTTCAAGTTGCCGTGCATCTTTGATCACCTTTGCCGCTGCTGACCGTACTTCGTTCCGTTCCTTACGAGCACTCATGTCGCCACCTTCTTTCGTTCTATTACTTGTCACTCTATCAAGAGTTGTTCTAGTTGTCTGGATTGTGTGTTGCTCGCCAATGTCCTAAGCCGTTGCCGTTGTCGTACAGGAATGCCGCCATTGACAGGTTGCAGTCCAGCGTCCTTAGACCAGCCAAGTTGTTTGGCAGGGCATCAGCCCCACACACTCGTCTGACATGTTCTTTGTGCCCGCTATTGATTTGGAACAGACCTGAGTCGTATGTGCCATTCTTGTTGAGCGACCATACCATGTTCCCTTGTGCATCCCATGTGGCATTGATTGCCTCTGGGTTGCATCTGGATTCCCTGTAGGCAATCTTGGAGAATGGGTCGGCTGGCAACCCGTACTCTGCCATCTTGGCTTCCCATTGCGGGCAACTGCCCACGACTTGCACAAACGGCACTGTCGTTGTTGTAGTAGTTGTTGTTGGTGGGGCTGTGATGATGTAGGGCGTTGCGTCCATAGTTGTTGTCGGGCTTGCCTCTTTGACAGGTCCAATCCCGAACGTGGCAAACAACGCCACAGAACCCAACCAAGTTATTGATGCCCAAATTGTTCTAGTCATTGTCCATCTCCATTGCTTGTGAGCCAAACTTGTCGGCTAGTCGTTGGAATAGTGCTTTCTGACTTCGTGTGCCTGCACTTGTGCTGAGGTCTGTCATCTCCACTGCTAACGCCAACAACTCATCCTTGGTGAGTGGGGCAGGTGGAACGAATGTCTTGGGGTCAGGATATACCCTCTGATGCTGTTTGGAATGCAGTTCTTGTCTATCGTTCAAATTGGGTCTAGTTCTTGCGTCATTTACAGCACTACCCGTCGCAGCAATTCTTGTGCGAGGTAGTGACAGATTTGATGCCACCCCATTCGGTAGGGCTAACACGGTATAAAGATTGCTAGTCCAGTCACCTGCTGCGTTCTTGCGCTTGGCAACACGGATAGCCCCGTTGTCAACTAACTCTTTCACACACCTATCAACAGTTGCAATACTGCACCGAGAGCGCATTGCAAGCGCTTTGCGTGAGGGATAACACTCTCCCGTCTTGTTGTCTGCATAACGCCTCAGACAGCAGTACACACGAATGGCTGCCGCCGACACAGGCAAGTCCAGAACCCACTCGGGAATTACTGCGAAGTACACCTGCGCATCTACAGCATGCGTTGTGTTGATAGAGTCTGTCATAACACCTCCTGAGTGTTGCGAGGGGGCAGTGGCTGTCTCCGCTGCTCCCTCGTTCTAGGTTCCAAATAGTTGGGCAAACGAACTTAGCCTCATTACGACTAGCCCGTCTGTGATGCCATCAGGCATTGCGATCAAAGCGAATGGGCGTGGGTCGCCAACGCTTCTATGTTGTCCCGATTGATTCTCGGCTGCCAAATAGCGTGTGTAGATGGGTTGTATTTGTGCGCCACTCTTTACCTCAACACGCAGGTCGCCACCCCAATGTTCTTCGTGGCGTGTGTTAGCGCCGCCAAGTCCAAGTTGTACCCGTGCCCTGCGTGCTTTGCTGTCACCTTTGGTTCGGTTGCGCTTGCCACGGGCTTGTGGGTCGCCACAACCTTTGATGCGGCGATGCCCGTCACGACCTGCGTTGCCTAGTGTTCCAAACTTTGGACATCCAGTTGCGTTGCACTTGTCTTGATTGCCTTGGCAGTATCCCTTGCGATCAGTCTGCTCTGTCATGCTCACGAAGCCTATCAACACAACTGCTGACGGCATCTTGCATGCTTGCAGACCAACCAACCTCTACTGCGCTTGCACATGTGGCATACAAGTTGTCCAGCAGGGCTTTGCGTTGCCCTGCCCGTGTCTCAACAGGCTTGTCCCAGACATTGTTGTCGTTGTGCATGTTCCTGTAGATGCGCAACACATACGGATGGCATCGGTCTTGTTGCTCTCGCAACATAAACACCTCGCCTGCCTTATGCAAGTTGCTCAACACGCCAGACACTTGCCCGTGATGCAAGTTCAACAACTGCCCAAGTGTGCGCCACGTGGCACCTTTGACCCCTGCTGCACATAACGCATCCACGACAGCCTGTTGCCGTGCAGACAATGTTCCGTCCTCGGCTTCCCGTACTGCACGCTCCACGCTTGCAGGACGCTCCACATAGCCTCCTGTGCCGTTGTAAGGCGTGAATAGTTGCATGTCACCTGTCATCGCCACTGTCCTTCCAAGGGCGTGTCTCCATGCAACAGATACAACACCAGCCATGCCACTTAGTCAGCGTCATTGTGCAACCAACATCTGTCGGCGTTCCACAATAATCGCATTCAAGAAGTTCGTTGCTCATGTGTTGTACCTCACAGTGCCTTTGCCGTCACTGTCGTATTCCAATGTTGCTTCGCCCTTCTTGATTGCCAACAGGTCGTTGATTACTTGTTTGGCTTGCGATGCACTTAGTTGCTCCATGCCTGCGCCACCAGACAAGTCTTGAATCAATGTGTCATCACTTCCAACTTGCGACAACAACGCCTTCGCATACTTGCGTTGGGCATCACTTGCCACGCCACCTAGTTTGGCTGCCGCCTTAGGCGCAATCTGCGTCACTGTTGCAGGCTTGCTTGGTTGTGCATTGCTTGCCTGCCTGTTGCGTACCTCGTCTGCACTAGCCACCTTCTGTGTGTCGGCGGCTAACGCTGCAACAATGGCACGACCCCATGCACTTGTCTCTGCAACCATCAACTCACTGCCCTTAGTGAATGGCGTCAATCCTGGAAGCGGCTCCCATGCCATGCCAATCCCGGGACGCAAGTCGTCTGCTGTTCTGTAACAAGCCGCTACATAAATAAGGCGTGGTCCAATGTTGGGAACATCCTCAATCCAGAATGGGCGTGATGGGTCTGCTGGTTGCAGTGTTGCGTCAGGGTACTTGTCCCTCAGTTGGCGGATGCGCTCTGCCACATCCACATAGTTGTCCATGAAGTTACTCATGCTCTGTCTCCTTTGGTTGTTGATTGTTACTTAGTTACCCGTAGCACTCTGAAAGTGCTTGCGGTTGTGTATGCACTAGCAATGTCTGGATGCGCTAATGCAAGAGCCTTCGTGTCAATGCGTGATGTGGATTGCGCCTTGTAAGACAAGACACGCCTGTCGTCAATAGTGCCGAACTCTGCACCACGCAACAAGTTAGCGAGGCTGTCTTTGATTGCTTTCTCTTGCTCCTCGTAACCCTTCAATGCTTGTTTCACTGCATCCCATTCTTCAATCAATGCGAATGCCTCACGTGGTAATTCAACAGCGCCCTCGGGCTTTGTGTACAGCAATGCAACTTGTGGTGCAGTGAGTGCAGTGTCGTCAGGCAGTTCCTCTTTGTCTATTGCACTGCAGAACAACTCAACACGCTCCAACATCTGTGCGATGCCGTCATTGTTGCGTTCAACAGTTTGCATGCCGAGTCGCATGTGTTTGTCCAACACAACGAAGTTGACTGCCTCTGTCTCTGTGCAATGCATCTGTGCCTGTGCCTGCCACCACCACGAACTCGGCACATCCATTCCAAGTGCCCACCTGTTGTTTGTCTTTGCTTCCACAATCACATCGGCTCTCGGGTCAACGCCTCTTGCATCCAATGTGCTAATGACACTGCCGTTCAGGTACATCACATTGGGTACAACCAACTCAATTTGCAGTTGCTCTTGTGCGTAACCAACAAGGGCTGGCTCTAACACATTGCCCCGTGTCATTGCGTCATTAGGTTCGGACACAACAGGCGGCAGCAGTTTGCGTACTGCAAGGTCTGTGATTGTTTCGTAATCACTTGCGCCCATAATGATTCCGACTTCGCTTGCACCTACAATGCAATGCCCGTCAAATCTGTGTCGCTTCCCCAACCATTCCAGTGTTCCATGAGTGGGCTTGTCTATCAGTTGTGTTGTTGTCATACTCCCAATGTACGAGAGGGATGTAACAAGGTTGAACATGCCACAAAGAAATAAGTGGCACGACCAACGAGGCAGCGACTCAGCGCTAGCCGTGCCACCTTTACTTCATGCCAGCCCGAGAGTGATCGTTGATGTGTCCATCAACTTTGGTTTCAATGCGCTCTATGCCACGCATCACTAGACCGTGATCTAGTTTGTTCTCTTGGCGACCTTTCGTAATGAGCGCAACAAGTACGCCACCAACAACAGAGATGAGAGCCACAACGACAGCCGTCTCCACACGATTAGGCAATCTCTGGCAAAGGTTTGTCGCCAAGCACATAACGAATGTGCCAAGGCTCGGACTGCAACTCCCACGACCAACCAAGGTCTTGGGCACACTTGAGCAAGAACTGCAAACCACTTCGCTTGCAGTTGGCAGGCTTGGTTGTGATGGTGACTACCTTGCCATCTACTTTCAACGCTGCATCTATTGCCAAACCCCAGCCGTGGTTAGATGTGCCTGGAGTTGCCACAGGTGCGCCCGTGTGCAAGTACCAAGTCTTGCCACGCCACTCCCGTGTTGTTTGCTTAGCGACTTTGGCATTCGGATAGTCCTTCATGCGTGCCAAGAACAACTGTTCCTGTTGGTCATAAGGTCGGTAGTCGCCAACATGCACTAACTCCAGACCTTCTTGTTTGGCAAGGTCTTGCAGTCTTGTCCACGAAATGGCGGCGAGTGTGTGCATCTTGCCACTTGGCGCAATCTTGCTCAACACCTTGCGTGACAACTTGCCATTCTCTGCCCCAGCCAAATCACTTGGCATGACAAGTTTCTTGATCGGTAGGTCTGGCATTACTTCTTGACCTTGCCAAACGCTTCTGCGACTTCTTCTTTGCTAAGCACGCCATCTTCGTACCAAGCACGCAACAATGCCTCGCTCACTTTGGCAGCAGCAACAATGCCTGCAATGGCAGCAGCCTTCCACAACTCAACATCAACAATCGCTCCACCTGCAATGGCAGCCAATGCGCTTGAGCCAAACACTGCACCAACACGCAACACAAGAGTCTGCAACATCTTCACTCGTCATCTCCTTTGGTAAGTACGCCAACTAGATGCACTGCAAGTCCAGCAAGCGAGATCATAATGCCAAGACGCTTTGTGTCACCACTAAGCGTTATCAACACCAATCCCGTTCCTGCCAATGTCCAAGACAATGCACCAAGTTCTTGTAGCCATTTCATCGTCACCTATTCTTGCGTGTGCTGTGTGACTGCGTTGCACTACCAGCAGCAGCCGCAACCATAATGCCAGTCGCAGCAATAACAACACGCCTGCTAGACACAGGCACAGTGCTACCGACAGGCACATAAGTATCCGCCACGCCATCAAAGATATTGATTTCTGTTTCAAAGGCTTTCCTGACCTCTGTTGGTGCGTCTTGCACAGCAGCGATCAATTCCACAACTTGGTTCTCCGTCAACTCGTTGACATCTAACGCTGCAAAGATTTCAGTGGCTTGTTCTTGTGTAATAACTGCCAACACCTCTGGACTACTTGCCAACACTGTTGCCTGCTCTTGTGTAATTTCTTGCTCCAACACAGCAGTCACCACAGCCTCAACTTGTCCCGGGGTCGCCTCATCTAAATTGGCAACCAACGCCACTAGCGCCACAATGTTGTCCACTGCGTCGTCTATGACAGCCTCGTCAATAACAACAGGCTCATCAACAACAGGCTCATCAACAACAGGCTCATCAACAGGTAACTCAACTGGAACGATTGTTGTATCAGGCGTCTCAAGAACGTCATCAACAGTTGTGGTAGGCTCGTCACGTGGCAAAGTATCTATGGCGATTGTTTCTGGCACTGTTTCTTCTGGAATTGTTGTATCAGGGGTGGCAAGCGTTGTGGTGGGCTGCTCAGTGGTCGTACTGGTTGCTTCTACTGGCAGCAATAATGGTGGTGGCTCTGGCTGAGTGGTTGTGGATTCCTGCGTTGTTGTTGTCTGCATGGTGGTTGTTGAAGCGAGCAAAGTAGTTGTCGTTGTTGTTGCAAGGGCAGTCGTTGTCGGAGCAGTAGTAGTAGAGGTCGTTGTCGTAGTTGTGGATGTTGTTGTAGATGCCCATGTTGTTGTTGCCGCCTCTGTTGTTGTAGTTGTGTTGCTAGGGCTTGTCGTGAACGCTTCTGCCGGCACAATGGCAAGACCTGCGTCATCTAACTCCCAAGCAAGCATCGCACAGGTCGCACCGCCATTCTCATATACCCACAAGTCCAAAGCCATTGTCTGCGTCACAACTGCAATCGGGTCAGACAACGACCAAGTGCAACCTTGGTCGCTCCAACTGCCAAACTCGTTGCCACCAATGTTTGCCCAAGCCCCGTCATCGTGCGCAAGCCAGAGGCGCACAGACTGCACACCATTAGGAATAGTTATGTTGCCCGTGAAGTGGACAGCAAACTGATCGTAGCCGCAATCACCTAAGTGGTTCTGCTCGGGGTCCCATGTCCAGTTGACGTTCGGGTAGATGGTTGTGCCACATTGCGTGTACACACTGTCATCTCGTTGTGGTGGAATGTTCTCGCCAATGTAGTAACCAACAGCCGTAACACCATCAACAGCCTGCGCCTTGGTTGGCACAAACAACGCAAGTATCGCAACTGGTGCGAGTATTAGCCAACGGGAATAGCGAGCCACGACAACGACTCCTCATCCCAATAGAAATTGCCATCAGGCTTTGCTGTGGGTGCTTGCCAATCATTATTTGCATCTAGCGACCACGAAGCGTGTGGTTGTGGCGAAACAAACTCATCTGCTGTTTCATCGTATGTGTAGCCGATACCTGCGTACTGTTTGCGAATACGGTTGTTGTACGAAGTCTGTACCCATGTGCCACCTAACAGATTGTGACACCACTCTGCACCATTGGCTTCGTGTTCGTCAGCAACAACGATCACTCGCAGCACTGTATTTGATGAGTCTATTTCTGCGAAATGTGCCATGTGTATTCCTGTTCTTGTCTTGGGTAATGCTTAGAATGTAACTACTAGATTGCTGGTTGAATTGAAGGTGTGAATTGTATAAACGCCTGATGTCGTAATTGTTCCACCAGTAATGGTCTTACCAGCAGCAGTCGTCGTCACATAGCGACAGATGACCACACCTGACCCACCGTTGCCACCTGTGCCAGCGACCTGATAATTCGCACCACCACCACCACCACCAGTGTTCGCTGTGCCAGCAACACCGTTGTTTGGACTACTTGTGTTACCTGCACCACCACCACCGTTGCCACCTGCGCCACCTGTAGTCGTGTCTGCACCTCCACCACCGCCACCTGCACGAAATACAGATGTACCTGTGATGCTTGAAGCCAAGCCAACGCCACCTGCACCACCGACTGTGTTTGATGGTGCAACAATTCCTGCTGCACCTGCGCCACCGCCACCACCTGCTGCGTATGTAGAACTTGTTGATGCACCAGCGAAACCTTGTGTTGGTGATGCAGCAGCACCACCAGCAAATGCGCCGTTGTGACCACCTGCACCACCAGAGCCACCTGATGCGCCTGCACCAGTGCCAGTTACATAACCAGCACGACCGCCGCCTGTAGCAGTGATCGTTGTGAGACCAGTTCCAGCGATAGAACTATCAGAGCCGTTGTTGCCAATAGCGTTTAGAACCGCTGCACCACCACCACCCACTGTGATCGTATAAGTAACGGTGACAGTAGGTGTGAACACAGCCATCGCTGCACCACCACCACCAGTGTATTCGCCAATGACAGATGAACGATATCCACCTGCGCCACCACCACCTTGACTACCTGCACCACCACCAGCGATCACCAGATATTCAATGTCGATTGGGAATGTTGTTGTACCTAAACCTGTACCAAGCCAAGTACCAACCTGTGTGCCGACACGGCTGCGAGTGCGAGCGTTCCCCATTACGAGATCACCAGACTGCTAGACGATGTGAAGGTATGCACCGTGTACGCACCCGATGTCGTTGTTGTGCCACCAGTGATATTGAAACCTAGTGCTGTCTTGTCTGCTGTGATGTAGCGACAGATGACGATGCCTGAACCACCAGCGATGCCAGCACATTGAAAGACTGTGCCACCGCCGCCACCGCCACCAGTGTTTGCTGTGCCAGCGACAGATACACCGCTTGAACCACCACCACGACCACCACCACCTGATCCACCAGCACCGTTTGCATACCAACTGCTGACTGTTATGTAGTTTGCACCACCACCACCTCCACCAGCGTATGTCACTGATGAGCCTGAAATACTTGATGCGCTACCATTACCACCAGTGCCACCGTTATCAGTATTCTTAGTTCCTGCTGCGCCAGCACCACCGCCACCACCACTACTTCCTGGTCCACCGCCACCGCCATCATTACCTTGACCAACTGTTCCTGCGCCACCACTTAGAACAGTGTTGTAACCTTGATTTCCACCACCCGAACCACCTGCTGCAGCACCTACTCCGTAACCACCGCCACCGCCACCACCCGTAGAAGTGATTGTGCTAAGCACCGAGTTTGCACCATTAGAGCCACCAGACTCAACATTGGCAGCACCACCACCACCGACTGTCGCAGTGTAGGTTCCTGTGCCGAGTGTCAAAGTTCCAGTTCTCATACCGCCAGCACCACCGCCACCACCGCCACCACTTTGGTTTGACTGGTAGCCACCACCTGCGCCACCTGCGACGACAAGATATTCAA